ACGAAAAAATGGAAAAGAAGAGAAAGGCTGAAGAACGTAAAGCCAAAAGCGGTGGAAAACAGTACACCCATAATGTGCAAGGATAATGGCTAAAGAAGTAAAAGTAAGTATTATTGTAGACGACAACGGCACTATGCGCCTTACTGAAAAGAGCGCTAAAAAGCTCGGTGCGGGTCTTGATAAAGCTGGTAAATCTGCCCAGACTGCCGACCGTCAATTAAAAGGTGTAGCACAAGCCAGCAGCGGCGCAGGCAAAAACTTTTCAAAACAAGCTCAAGGAATTTCGGGTGGTATTGTTCCCGCTTACGCTGCTTTAGCCGCCCAGGTATTTGCTGTAGGCGCCGCTTTTCGATTCCTTAAAGATGCAGGTAATTTAGTAACTCTAGAAACAGGGCAGCAGGCATATACTTCTTCTACGGGTATAGCTTTAAAAAGTCTTACGAAAAATATAATAGATGCTACTGATGCTCAGGTTACTTTTACTGACGCCGCACAAGCTGCAGCAATTGGTACTGCAGCAGGACTAACGGCAACCCAACTAGAAGGATTAGGAAAGGCTGCAAAAGACGTTTCTATAGTTCTTGGAAGGGATGTTACTGATTCTTTTAATCGTTTAGTTAGAGGTGTTACAAAAGCAGAACCGGAATTGTTGGACGAACTTGGTATTATCTTAAGACTCAAAGACGCTACCCAAACTTACGCCGATGCTATAGGTAAAAATGTTAATGACTTAAATGCTTTTCAACGCTCTCAGGCTGTAGCCAATGATGTACTTACTCAAACAGAAGAAAAATACTCAAAAATCTTAGCTATATCCGATCCTCAAGCTAACCAATTTAATCAATTCGGAAAATCTTTCGATGATCTAGTTAATACAATAAAGAAAGGAATAAATTTTCTAGCAGCTCCTTTAGCTGGGTTTCTTGCTATAAACCCCTTTGCTTCCTTAATGCTAGCGGCTCCTTTATTAAAAGGATTTCTTAATTTAATAATACCACAAATTTCAGAATTTTCTACAAGCGCAATACAAGGATTGGATGGTATAGGCGATTCAGTAAAAGAACTACAGAGAAATTTAAAAGTAGACGCTATAGAATTAGGAGCTTTAAAAGGAGATACTGAAACAGCAAAATTATTATTAGACGATGCAGGAAAATCGGCAGTTAAGCTAGGAGAAAAATATAAGATTCCTTTTATTGGTCTTCAAAAACTAAAGAACGAAGGTAATATAGCAGGCAGAACTTTAAAAACAGCTATTAAACAGGCTACTGAAGGCACGGGCAAATTCGCAGGGCAAACTATAGAAGTTAGAAGAAAGTTTATTAATGCTTTTAAAGATATGGAAATTGCTCAAACTATATTAGCGGGAAAATCTGCTGTAGCAGCTAAACAAGTATCTAATTTTTGGGTTTCAGCTTATGCAAGAATTAAACTAGCGGCAGTTAGTTTTGCTTCTACAGCTATATCATGGACTTCTAAACTAGTAAAATTTACTGGGGCTGCTATTTCAAGATTTTTACCTTTTATAGGGGCTCTTACTCTTGCTTTTGAGTTTATTCCTGACTCTGTAAAGAGATTTATTAATTCTTTTTTAGGTATTAGGAGTGTAGAGAAAAATGTTAAAAAGCTTCTTGAGAGAGTAGAGAGTTTAAATGATGAATATACAGGTTTCGCCGAAACTCAGAGAGCTCTAGGCTCAGATTTAGATGATAACTATTCTGTTAGCTTAAAAACTTTATCAGCTGTAGGTCAGTTAGTAAAATCTCTGTCTATTACTGACGAGAAAGATCTTTTAAAGAATTATAATGAAGAATTAAAATTTCTAGCGACTAATACGGCCAATGCCTCTGCTGCTGCCGATAAAGCGCAAAAAGCCTTAAATGAAGCCTTTGGGTCAGAATATTTTGATACTGGGGCTGCTGATAATAAAAACATAGACACGCTGAAAGAATACATAAAGCAAAGGCTGGAATCAATAACTGTTACGGAGTTGCAAGGAGACTCGGTAGAGAGATACAGAGAACAACTAGAGTTAGTTAATAATACTCTAGATAGAGGTACGGAGTTAAGCGATAAACAGATTAAAGATTTACTAAGAGCTAGAACTAATTTCGACGAGTTAACAAGTGAAGTAGATTCCTATAAAAAATCTTTAGAGGATTTAGGCCCTAGAATGACCAAAACTCTTAACGATTTAGTGCCTAGCAGTCCTTTAAAAAATTTGGTAGATGAATTTGACTCAATAGAAACTAACATATTTTCTATTAATAAAGGTCAACAAAATTTTGTGGCGCTAACAAAGAAAGGAGAAGAATTCCTGCTCAATATAGGGGTTCAAGAAAGAAAAAGGCTACTTAATAACTTAATACAAAATGACCTTTTAGAAAGAAGACTAGAATTAGAGCAGCGTATTGCTATGGATAAGATTGTTCGAGAAAAACAATTTATAGCCGCATCTTTATACTCAAGTAAGAGACAGTTAATACAGCAAAAATCAGTGCAAACTCAGTTAAATTTAGAAGACGATATACTTAGAAAAAAACAAAGCATTAGCCTAGTTTTAGACAACCTAGCTGCCAGCGGCAAAAAATTAACTGAAGGACAGATTGAAACTTTAAGCATAGAACAAGCACAAATAGAATTATTAGAAAAACAATTAGAGACAAGAAAAAAACAAGAAGAATCGGTCTATAAACTGGGCATGGCTTTAAAAAATGGGCTAGAAACTGGTCTTGAAACTAATATTTATGATCTATTAATAGGGGACGAGACTAGTTTTAAAGACGCTATACTTAAAAGTGCAAGAACTGCGGCAAAAACTGCAGCAAAAGAATTAGCTGGACAAATAACCGACAGTATTATGGGTAGTGTATTTGGAAAAAAGGAAACCGAAGAAGAGAAACGAAATAGAAAATTGCTAGAAACTTTTCAGTCTGGCGGAGAGGATGTTAAACAGAAAATAATAGAGGCTTTTTCTCAAGCCCAAAGTAACTTTGCAGCTTTTGAGAAAGATCCTAACTCTGGAACTTTTGGTACTACGAAGTTACAAGAAGAAACGGCTCTTGTTAAAAAAGTAGAGAATATAGATGGATTGAATTCTACAAAGGTTTTAGATAAAGCGACTAAAGCTTCTGTTTCTTTAAAGTCTTCTGATAGAGGTAATGATCGGGATAATCCTGTCTACGTTCACGTAGTAAACTTTGATATGGGCGGGGGAATGGGCGTAAATGCAGACGGTCCTAACTCTATAGCCGCCCAAGGTAGTCTCGGAAGCGTTATAGGTGGGATGGGTGTGAAGAGCAAGCCTGATGAGATAAAGTATACCAGAGATAAAGGAAAAGAAATAGTACAAGAATTGTCATCTGACGTTTCGGCATCTGTAGCAAGTATCGAGAACCTAAATAGAATACAAGCACAAACAACCGAAGAAGCTATGAGTACCTCTCTCGAGTCTTCCAAAGAGCTTTCAAAAGGAGCTTTCTCTCTTAATAATCTACCATCTCTGCTTATGTCTGTACTTGGTGGAGGGGGATCTAGTGTGGGAGATATTATTGCAGGTATCTTCGGGGCCGCTGCTGGAGGTATTATGCCTGGAGGAGTTACGGGATATGCCAATGGAGGTATTGTAAAACGCCCCACTCTTGGACTTGTAGGCGAAGGTAAAATGAACGAAGCCGTAGTACCTCTTCCAGATGGCAAAGCTATTCCAGTGAATATGGGCTCCGGTATGGGACAAAATAACAATGTTACTGTGAACGTGTCTATGGACGGGCAAGGCAACTCACAATCACAGTCTAATAGTGATGGGCAAATGGGGGCCAATATGGGTAAACTCATTGCTGGCGCAGTTCAGGAAGAACTACAACGTCAAAAACGTCCTGGCGGGATTCTTAGCCCCTATGGAGCAGCATAATGACAATTGGTATTAATGTAGGAGGAGCCTCTGGCTTTGTAACTCCAGATAGAAATTTCTCGAAGAAAACAAAACCAAGAGTACTAAAAGTTTCTTTTGGGGATGGATATGAACAAAGATTAAAAGAGGGTATCAACACTCTTATGCAAAATTTTAACGTATCTTTTAATAATCGCCCTACACAAGAAATAGATGATATTGTAGACTTTCTAGACTCTAAAGGAGGTACTACTTCCTTTGATTTCACTATTCCTGACCCAGACGGTGTTGGAGATGAAACAACCGTGAAAGTAGTCTGCGAAGATTATAATCAAGTATACTATAATTTAAATATTGGTTCCTGTACCGCAACACTTAGAAGAGTATATGAAGCATGAGCGACATCATAAAAACAGTACAGCTACAAGATCCTGGTTCGGAACTAGTAGTATTGTATGACCTAGAATATTCTTCGGGTAGTTTTGCACACTTCTTCGCGGGTTTAGACGATGACTTAACAGAGCTACAATTTCGAGATTCTGCAGGAGCCGTTCAAACTTATGAAGCTCTGCCACTTGAAGCAGACGGATTCGATATCTCTAGCGACGGAGCTTATTCTCGTCCCGAGATAACAGTAGCAAATATTGAGAGCGTATTTAAAGATGCTATCGGAGGCTTAGACTTTCAAGACCTTATAGGAAAAAGACTTACTAGAAGAACTACTCTTAAAAAATACTTAGTGGGAGAGTCTAACGATTCCGGTGCAGGTAATCCTCCCGTAGAATTCCCAAAAATAGTATATGTTATTGATAGGTTAAAGTCTAAAACTATTATATCAGCAACTTTTGAACTGGCGGCACCTTTTGATTTAGCAGGAATTATGTTACCTAGAAGAATCGTAGTAGGAGGAGCTTGCCCTTGGAAGTATAAAGGGGTGAATAATTCTTCTCCTCGCGGAGGCTGCACTTGGAAGTCCGAAACTTTGGGTGAAGGTACTACTGCAGGGGGAGATGCTATATATATGAATGAATATGATGAGTATATAGTTCCAATAACAATATCTTTCTCTACTGTAGGATCTAGTGTTACAAAAGGTGCTTATTATAGTACTTCTACTAACATAGATAGAGTTAATCAAGATGGAAGTACTACCTCTGTTGCAGCAACTAATTATTGGCAGGCAGTAAGAGACCAAGCTTCCAACCCTACTCAGCCTTCTGATTCTGATAAATTTTACTGGAGAAGAGTTAGGGTATACACTACCGAAGTATCTTTCGGAACTACTAATCCAGCGTATACCTACAGGCAAGTGGGGCATAACACTTATATACTATCGACTGCTGGCGCTCTATGGAGAGCAAAAAGATACGCAACAGCAAATACTACTATCTCACCGAATGCGTTTAGTTTTATAGAAGGAGCTTACTGGACTTCTGGAGATATTTGTGGTAAGAAAGTAACTTCCTGCTCTTTAAGGTTTCAATCAAAGATACACTCAACTATTACTGGCGGAGTAGCTGTAGATAAGACTAAACAATCTTTACCTTTTGGAGGATTCCCGGGTGCTAAACAAAGATAAAGAAATATTAGAGCATCTAATTAGTGTTTATCCAGAAGAAGGTTGCGGTATACTAATAAATAAACGGGGCAAGATAGTATGGATGGCTTGTGAAAACACTGCAGTAAAGCCAGAAGAAGACTTTGTAATATCCGCAAAAGATTATATAAGAGCAAGTTTACTCGGTGATATACATGCAATAGTACATAGCCATCCGGATGTAAGCTGTGAGCCTAGCGAAAGCGATATAAAGACAAGTGACTTTTTAGGTATACCATATATTATTTACTCTTTACCTAGCATGGAAAAATATGAGTATACACCAAAAAATGTAAGAAATAAATTACTTGGTAGAGATTATGAGTTTGGACAGAGCGATTGCTATTCTCTAGTAAGAGATTATTATAAACAAGAATTAGATTTAACACTACCAACAATACTATTTGAAGATGATTGGTGGGATAAAGGATTAAACTACTTTGAT